AAGGGAGCGTATAACTTCTATATTACAACTGACTTTGCTACATCTGATAAAGAACACGCAGATTTTAGTGTAATTAACGTATGGGCATACAATAACAATGGGGATTGGCTGTGGGTTGATGGAGTTTGTAAGCGGGCCCTCATGAATGACACTATTGACCAGTTGTTTCGTTTAGTTCAGGAGTACAGGCCCCAGGAAGTAGGCATTGAGACTACTGGGCAACAAGGTGGATTTATTAGTTGGATTCAAAATGAGATGGGACAGCGTAATAACTACTTTACATTGTCTAAAGGCAAAAACAGTAATACGATTGGTATTAGGCCTACTAAAGATAAGATGAGTAGGTTTCAGCAGAATGCTATTCCACTATTTAAATCTAAAAAAATCTGGTTACCAGAAGAATTAAAAGATAGTGATGAACTTGTAGAGTTGCTTTTTGAGCTATCTTTAGCTACTCTTAAGGGGTTTAAAAGTAAGCATGATGATCAGATAGATACGATTACTATGCTGGCTGAACTAAATGCTTGGAAACCAAGTGAGGTAGGCCCACAAGAAGACGAACAAGAAGATCCCTTACAAAATTCTCGTATGTGGGGTGATGATACTATTAAAAAAGTAGGTGACAGTTCTTATTTTGTCTAGATAGAGGATACTATGAAAGTTTCAGAATATATAGATTACTTAGTTACCGGTGAATGTAGCAAGCTAGCAATAGCTAACGTAGGTGATACCTCCGCAAACCCCAGCCCAGCACCGAGCACTGTTCAAGTAGCAAATCAAAAGAAGTTTATTAATTATATTACTTTAGCTAATCTAGCGCTACATAAAAGATTCAATTTAAGAAAAAAGAATTTTGAATTAGATAACCCACTAGACGGTGAAGAGTTTGATCTGCCTACTGATTTTTTAGCTCCTATTCATGCGTACTACGCACTTGATTTTGAGCCTGTAGCTATTAAAGATGATTCTGTAAAATTGGTTAATAAAATTGATACTGCGGTTTCTATTTTAATTAATGAGCCTTTTAAAGCAAGTATTAAGGGTACAGATGTTGAAACGCCTAAACGTATTCAAATTATTTTACAATACGCATCAGCTCCTAAAAAAGCTAAAACTACATATGCAGATTTAAAGATTAATGAAGTATATACAGAAGCACTACTTAATTACGCAGCATACAAAGCCCATGGTGCCATTAGTGGAGATATGAAGGACGAGAATAATACATATTATCTCCGCTATGAATCTAGTTGTAAGCAACTTATTAACTCCGGAATGTGGGGCAATAACGAGATTGGAGTCAATACCAAATTAACTGATAACGGATTCGTATAATTACTAGTTGACTTTCGATAGTGTATTCCCTATTCTGTATCGGCAAACAATGCCAATGCTGAGAACAACCTCCTTAGGAGTTAACAATGGCGTACTATGAAACTATTAATCTCGTGGCCAATGATACAAAGCCAGAGATTAACCTGACATTAAAAGATTCTAACACCGCAGCAAGTGGTCTTACTCTAGACCCTGATGATGCAGCTACATGGGCTGTAATCGATATTTCCGATCCTACAGTTAAAGTAAAATTCCGTGCTTTAGGTAGTACAACTATTTTAGACACGATGACTTGCGTAAAAGTTGCACCATACGCAAATGGAGCATGTTATATGCCATGGGGAGCTACGACTCTAGCTGTTGCTGCCGGTACTTATGAAGGTGAAATCGAATTAAACTATACAAGCGGCGCTATTATGACTCTTTTTGATAGACTTAAATTTAAAGTAAGGGCTGACTTTTAATGGGCGCTAAAATTGCTGCAGTAGTAACTCATCAGAACGCAACAACTGATGTTAGTTTAGAATACGATAGTAAAAATAAAGAACCTGTTGAAACTGTCACAGTTGCCGAAGTTCTTACATCAACAATGGTGTTTAACAGAGTTTATGCTGATTCAGTAACTTTAGCAGACGAAATTGTACTAGCAGTACAGTACAACTTAGCATTTACGGAATCAATATCTAGCACTGAGGCGTTTTCATGGACAAGCGTTCAAAATATTGCAGAAGCTATTGGCACAGGGGATACCCCAGGTATTGGAGATATATTCCATGAGAATCCAACAGATGGTATAAGCATTTCTGATTCACTAGTATTCTTTCATGACGGTATGTTAAATACTAACATGCTCAATACGCGTCTAATATCAGTAGGCAGTCAGGAAATAACTGGCGATGATGTTACGATAACACATACGGTTGGATAATTTTATTAAACGGAGTTTACGATGAATACACAAGATGGAATTGCTCTTACAGGCAAACTAACAATTTCGCTTAATGACGCAATTGTACGAGAGACTGAAAATCTCATTGTTACTGCTGGTAAAGAATGGGTAACTGCCAGAATGAAAGATACCTCTACTGTAATGACTCACATGGGTGTTGGTACTGGTACTACTGCAGCAGCTATTGCTAATACTGCTCTAGAAACAATTACAGGAGCTAGACTTGGTTTAACTACTTCCGGCGGTGTAGTAGCAGGTGCTGTTATTACATACGCATGTAGTTTTCCTGCAGGTGCCCATACAGCCGCAATAACAGAAGCAGGTATTTTCACGGCTGTTACATCAGGTACTATGTTAGCTCGAACTGTATTTGGTGTAGTTAACAAAGGTGCACTCGATACCATGACAATTAGTTGGGCAGTAACTATTTCTTAGGAGAATACTCGTGGCAGTTAAATTTAAAAATAATGCTTATACAACATTAAGTGCTGGTATTAATGGCAGCGTTACGACTATTCCTGTAGTTAGTACATCCCTATTTCCTACCTTAGGTGGTAGTGATCATATGTATGTGAGCATTATAGGCGGTGCTTATGTTGAAATTATTAAGGTAACTAGTTTTACTTCTACTGCACTTACATGTGTACGTAATCAGGAAGGTACAACAGGGACTGCTGCTGTTTTAGGAAATCGTATTGAACTTCGAGTTACGACAGCAATGATAACAGATGCAATTGCTGATTCTAATACCGATGTTTTTAAGACAATTGCAGTCACTGGTCAATCTGACATAGTTGCAGATGCTTCAACTGATACCTTATCTCTGGCTGGAGCTGGAGGGGTAACCATAACGACAAATGCGGGGACTGACACAGTAACGATATCTTCAACCCAAGGGGCCACTAATGGCTTTGCTATTGCAATGTCTGTCGCATTATAAAAGGAGCAGCAAATGGCACAAGATTTTGAAAGACACCTTAATAGAGCAACTGGTACCTCGCCTGTTACTGTTTTCACCAGTGATAGCGATGATACTGTAGTAGGAATTAGATGTGCTAATATTGCTGCTAGTGCGATTACAGTAGATGTCTATATTGTGAATGGCGGTAATAATTTCTACTTAATAAAGGATGCACCGGTATCAACCGGAGGCAGTTTAGAGCTCATCGATGGCGGATCTAAGATCATTATGCAGAGCGGTGATGCACTTACGGTTATATCTAATACGGCCAGTTCACTGGACACAGTAGTTTCACGCATTGATGCAATCAGCGTCTAGGAGACAATATGGCTTATATAGGTAATATACCCGCAGAAAAATACAGTGCCTTAACACAGCAGACTTTTAGTTCTCCTACAGGTACTAGTTTTACATTGTCTACATCCGTGACTAATAGTCGAGACATCGCACTCTTCGTAGATAATGTGCGTCAGGATCCTACTAGTTACACAGCAGTAGGCACAGCATTAACAACTAGTACAATTAGTAGTCCGAGTACTATGTACTGCCTATTTATTGGTAAGACAGTAGAGACTGTATCGCCTTCCGCTGGAAGTGTTGATTCAAGTCACCTAGTAGCTGGTTCTGTTGATGATAGTCATATTAGCGGAGTAGCAGCAAGTAAGCTCACAGGTGCACTCCCAGCAATCTCAGGAGCTAGTCTTACAGGGTTACCTACGGAAATAACAAAGGCAGCTTCTGATCCTACTATTTCCACAAACCCTGCTGGAGGTGTAGGTACAGTATTTTTAAATACTACCAGTGGTGAGATGTTTTCACTAACTGATGCAACTGCCGGAGCTAATATTTGGACTAACATTGGTGATGGTACTGGTGCTGTTCCAATAATATATATGAGTGGTACAGGCGGGACAATAACTACAGACGGTAGTTATAAGGTTCATACGTTTTTGAGTTCAGGAACTTTTACTCCTACTGTTGGTAATGTTGTCACTGTTGGTGATACGGTTGAGTATTTAGTTATTGCTGGGGCTGGTGGCGGTGGGAGTAACTATGCTGGTGGAGGTGGGGCAGGCGGGTACAGAACCGCAACGGGCTTTACGGTTACCAACACAGGGCTTACTGTAACGGTTGGAGGGGGTGGAGCTGGATCAGCTGGAGCAGGAGCTGGAACAGTAGGAAATGATTCAGATTTTTCTTCAATCAATAGTGATGCTGGCGGGTATGGTGGTGGGCCTTCTGGGGCTGCTGGTGGCCCCGGCGGTTCTGGTGGGGGTGGTTCTAATGGTGGGGCAGGTGGTACTGCTACTGCATCTCCAAGTCAAGGTAACAACGGGGCAACAGGGGCTTCTACTGCTGGCGGTGGTGGTGGAGGAGCCGGGTCTGCTAGCCCAGATAAACATGGTGGTAACGGGTTATCTTCAAGTATAAACGGTTCCGCTGTGACAAGAGGTGGTGGTGGAGGTGGATATACTGCCGGGAGTCCTGGTACTGGCGGGACAGGTGGAGGAGGAAATGCAGGCACAGCAGGCACAGTCAATACTGGTAGCGGTGGTGGAGCAGACATTGCTTCAGGAGGTAAAGCAGGTGGATCCGGTGTAGTAATAATAAGATACCAATTTCAAGCATAGAGGATAACAAATGGCCTACATAGGAAGAGGAATAAATTCAGGTGATGCAGTCTCCGATCACATTACAGGTACAGGCGCTACTCTATATACTCTCACACATGACACAACTACTCATGGAGTAGTGTTAACACTAGACGGAGTAGTACAACGGAATGCCACTGACTTCACAATAGCAGGTAATCAATTAACTTTTACTACTGCTGTAGCATCCCCTATTGAAATACAGATTATATATACAGGACTTACAATTAGTATAGGTACTCCAGGGACAGGTACAATTGGAATTGCTCAGCTTAGTGCGACTGGAACACCTACCTCAGCATTAGCTCTTAAGGGTGATAATACCTGGGGAACAGCTGGTGGACCTAGTCTAGGTTCAGATGCTATAATCCGTACTAATGCTAAGGTTATTGCTGCAGATATTACTTTCCTAGGATCTGAGAATGGAATGACTGCCGGACCTGTTACAATTAATAGCGGAATTACTGTTACCGTTACAAGCGGTTCAACTTGGACTATAGTTTAAGAGGATAATATGGCTTCTACTTTAAAGATAGATACATTAACAACTCCTGATGGTACTGGGAATATAACGTTTAGCAGGCCTATAG